GTCTAATATCTCTTTATTCATTTAACTCCTCCTAGTATCTATTCTTTTTGTAGTGATCATTTTCTTTAATAAATCCAACAAGAACATATCTGATAGGGCCTTCCCCTACGTGTCTTACTCCATGTTCATACTCTTCGTTGCCTGGGAAAAATAGCATAGTTCCTGGCTTAGGTTTTAACTGTACGTCAAGATTTGGGAAAAATAATTCTCCATCTACGTATTCATCATTAATGTATATAATTGTGGCATATCTAATAGATGGATCAGTGTGTTGATCAGTATGGGACTTTAGTTCTACGCCAGTCTGCATTCTTTGAATTGTTGCAAGACCACTTAAGTGAAGTTCTGGGTCTGAACTAACCACCATAGAATTTAAACTTGTATACATAGGAATATACATTTCGTGATCGGATATATTAAAGTTTTTATCTTTCCAGTTTTGAGTAATTTCAAATTTTCCTTCTGCAACAAGATTATCAACATCATCTCTGCCAAATTTTTCCATACAAAAAGTTTTTAAATTTGAAAGATATTCGATTTCCCAGTCTTCTTGAGAAGTGCTATCTATAATATTATTTAATGTATCTAATTGCTCTTTTGATAAAAAATTTTCAACTGAGATTAATTCTGGAGCAATCTCTTCAAAAGAATAGCCATTATCTATTAACTGTTGCTTAAATGGCTCAATCATTTTTACTATCCTCTATCTTATATCTATTTCCTTCTGCATCTAACTTCCATCCTTGCTTTAGAAGTTCTTGCCACTCTGCTCTTTCAATCTCTTGCTTTGCTCTGGTTTCTTTCATTTCTGCTGCCCAGGCATCTCTTAATTCTTGTGGATATGCGTCTTCTTCTCTATCATCCCAGAAAGAGCCTATTGTATATCTTACTCCATTTTCTATTAATGACACTTCGTGCATATTATTAAATCCCCCGTCAAAGACGGCAAGCATTCCAACTTGTGGTTTAATTTCTATATTTTGATCTGGGAACTTTAACAGTCCTCCTTCAAAGTTATCATTTAGATAAAGGAATCCAGCATATCTACTTCTTGTAAATGCTCCAGAATTTCCTTCAGCATCTGTATTGTCAGAGTGAACTCTTGCGTATGCCCCTGGCTCCCACTTCTGTGTATGGTACCCAATCTTACAAATTGTTTTTGGATCAAGATCGTGAACTGATGCAATTGCCTCTGGCATTATTTTTTCAATATCTGAAAATATAGTGGGAGACAAACCAGCGTCAATTAACTCTTGGTCATTATCTTGTGGCAATACTGAGGAGTATGACTCATAAAATGAAATAGGCATCCAAGAAAGAGCACCATTATCTGCTTGAGCATCTAAGGCTTGAATCATCTTAGCAGAAGTTTCTGCATCTAAAAAGTTTTCATATACAACAATATCTTTTGTAATTCTTTTTTTATTATTTAGATTCATTTTATTCTTACTCCATTTTCTATTATATGTCTTTGAGGGTGTTCTTCCCTAAATTTTTCATGCAACTCTGGTTGCATTTGTGCCCAAACTTCTTTTCCAAACTCTTTTTCTTTTGCATACCATTCATCTGTTCCTCTTTGATACTTTTGCCAGTACATTCTTGCCAAAAATTTATTTGCATTATATGATGGCATAACTGCGTGTAGGTAAGGCATACCATCTTCTGTAAGATAGTCTGGATGTCCTGATGGGAAAACCAAAAGATCCCCTGCTTCTGGCTTGTACTTTACAAGTTTATCCCCCATTGCAAAATCAATTTCTCCGCCTTCATAATCATCATTAAAATATATTGTGCAAGTTATTACAAACTTATATCCTGGAGTAGACCATAGTTCTCTTTGGTAATCTGAATGATAGTTCATTCCAACCTTTTTATTTTCATCACTTACATGATACTTTGCTATTGAGCCACCTGACCATCTCCAAGTTTGTATGGCATTCCCATCTTCATCTATAGAGGTTTCATTTAAGTCTAAGTCAATCCCGTATCTTTTAATGTAGTCTTCTGTGACCAAATAAAAATTTTCCATTATTTCTATACCAAAGTTTTTTTGATCTTCTTGAACTTGTGTTGTTGTTTTTATATTTTTTAAATTACCATATTTATCTGACATAGAAAAAGAAGGAATTATTGGATTTAAATAATCACCAAATATTGACCATTGTGTCCAAGGAGTAAAAATTCTGTCCTCTGTTTCTGCTAAAGAGTCTGTTAAAACCTTGTATGACTTTGAAATATCTTTAAACATATTCTTATATACAAGAATATTAGGATATATCTCTATTGCTTCAAGGTTTGTATTAGTCATTTTATGGCTTTCTATCTCCAGTATGATTTGTAATTTCCCAAAAAAATGGGCAAGTAAATCTTAAACCACTTTTAATCTCAGTCACTCCGTGAATATAGTTTTTATCTCCTGGGAAAAAATAAGCAGCACCTCTTTTAGGTTTAAACTGTACACCTTGCAAAGGAAAATACAACTCTCCACCCTCATAATCGTCATTTAGATAAAACAAACTTGAAAGATCATAGTTAGGAAAGTCATTTGGAAGTCCAGCATCTGGACCATCGTGAAGTTCTTTATCTGCGTGTGGTCTTTGAAATTGCCCTGGAAGCCACTTAACAATAGTTGTTCCAGTTGGGACAACTTCTACTTTATAAAACTCTTCGATAATTGGTTTTAGTCTTTGAAATAGTCCAGCAATTATTGGAGATATTGATGGATCATTTTTGTCCAATGTTGGTTGGGTTGCAACTCTGTCTTTCCAGTAATCTGAATCGTATACAACTGTACCATTTTCATTTACGTGGCTTTGTGTTACGTCCCAGATAGTTAAAGACTTTGCTGCCTTTTCTAAAAAGTCCATTTCTTCTTGAGTCATAAAGTTTTCTAACTCAACTATCATATCTTTGCTGTCTCCAAACCATCCAGACGGAGTTAGGGATGGCTTTCTTATTACAACATTTTCGTTATTGTTCATAATTACATTATACCATTCTCTTTATTTTTTGTATTATCTACTACAGATAACTTTAAAACTCTAACTTCGTGCTCACCCAGAGTTTCTGCTTTTTCGTTTACAGCATCTCTGTACCAGTCTGTCCATTTTCCAGCAGAGTTTATTACTTGTGATGCATCTCCATAAGATATGTTTGCATCTACTCTTTTGTTATCTTCATCTTTATAATCAACAATTTCTATCAAAGTGTTGTTTAAACTTGTAAGAGAAATAGGAATTATTGTTGCAAGTGGAGTTCCTGCTTTAATAACCACATTTTTATTAGGTGATTTTGCTTTTATTGCTAATGGCAAAGGGTTGTCATAAAAAGATGTGCTAATCAAGTTAGACATTGTTTCAAAATCATTACTGAAATAATTTACTGGGTTAATAGTAAATATACTTACATCTTTGTCTGTTTTAAATATTAGTCCAGTATTAAGACTTATAGATGATTGACCTCTTCCTCCATAAGATCCTTCTGGTGCTTTAATTATTTTAATATGATCTGGAGTTTGGTCATTTATACCGTCCCAAAAAAAGTTAATGTCTTCTTTACAAGACAGACTGTACCCAATAACATTTGCCTGTGTTACTGGGAAACATCTGTATGCATGGTTTTCAGAAGTTTGATCCATCCACTCTCTTTTTATAGACATAGGAGATATCTCAAAAAGACATCCTGGGGTTTTTTCAACTAATATTTTAAACACTATTCATTGTCCCACTTAGAGTCATACATGTCTGGTGTATGAAACTTTTTGCTATAGTCCAGCATTGTAACAATAGAATACTTTGTACCAGAGTGAACTGGCATTGCTTGATGAGGATACATAAAGTTAGAAGGAAAAATATAAAGATCTCCAGCCTGTGGCTTTATATTTAATTCTTGCAATCTAAAATATAACTCTCCACCCTCATAGTCATCATTTACATATGCAACAAGAGATACTGTGCAGTTATAAGAGTATCCGTGATCGTGATGTTCTTTAAAGTGCTGCCCTGGACCGTACTTAATAAAATTAAATGCTTCCCAATACTTTAATGGCATAATGTTAAAATCTTTTCTATAGTCTTCAACTGCTGCAAACTGAGCATCATAGACATCTTGCCAAAGATCTTGTAACTTTAAAGATTCTTCACTGGTGTCTTGTTCTATATCTGTTTTTTTAAATTTAAAATCTACGCAGTCTCGATAATCTGGAATAAGTTGTTGATATCCAACATATGCTGGCATCCAGTGATATCTATTACCTTCTGAAGATAACTCTCCATATCCAGCAACTGATCCAATAGTGCTTTCAAGTCTATTTATTACATCTAACTCTTTTTTTATTACTCCTCGATAACAGATGATCCCGTTGCCTAAGTCAATTTTTTCTGTCCATGTTTGCATTTATTTCTCCTATTTGTATTCTCGTCTTGACCAAACTTTATTTTTATATACCCCGCCGTCTGGCTGACGGTAAAACTGCATGTTATTAACCATTTTATCATATATTGTAGACTGGTCTAAAATATCTATATCATGCTCCCAGTTTTCTCTTTTGAAAGGGAAAACTTGCATATATGGCGTTCCTGCTGGAATAGTTCCTTCCCATCCATCCACAATAAAAAATGGAAAAGTTCCAAGAAGGTGAACTTTATCTGAATCAACAACTCCAGTTGTATTTAAAAATGGAAGATCAAACCTATTCATCGGTGTCATAAACAGTGCACTATAACCTTCTGGAAGTTCTAATCCCCAATCAGCATACCAAGCAAAGTGATGCTTATAGTATCCAAGTGGTTGCTCAAACTGTGGCATTGGTGGCCTTTGTGTACAAAAATCTTGATGCTTAGCATCTTCAATTTTAACATTAATTATTCCCTGATCATTTTTAAAAAAGGTTAAATCGCATGGTGTTTTAAAAACATATCCAGTTGAGAAGGCATCCATAATTGCAGGACAGGCTTTCCACGTAGGAATCTTGCCATAATCATCTGTAGTTCCTTCTTTTGGAAATGGACAAACCTCTTTCGGTGCTTTATAGTATTCTCCATTTGGCATCTTAGCAAATCTATCTGCACTCTTATACCATTCTGGAATAACTCCTTGGGTTGGTCCTGGAACAGAAATACTTTCCCTGTTTAGCCAGGGTCTAAAAGATCTAAATATTGCTATTTTAGATTTCTTATCACTCATTAGTGACTCAGTTCATTAATATCTGTCATAATGACAACACAATACTTTGTGCCTGATTCCATTGGAAGTGATGCATGCTCATAAATATAATTTGATGGGAAAACTGCAATGTCTCCAACTCTTGGCTTATGAACATAATTATCTAATCTTGGGAACTTAATTTCTCCACCTTCGTAGTCCTCATTTATATATATAACAGCAGAAACTGTGCAGTTATATGCTGGGCCGTGATCTGCGTGAATATTAAAGTGAGTTCCTTTTCCTTCATATTTTACAAAATTAAATGCCTCATAATATACAACACTAATACCCCAGTATTTTGCATAGTCATCTATGCATAATTTTAGTTTTTGATATATCTCTTCGTGTAGATCAATTAGGTCAGAGTTAGTATTATCTTTTGGTCCCAAATTTTCTTGCTTGTATTTAAAATCTACACAGTCTCTTGCTTTTTTAATTGGCGTTGTAGAGTTTGTTACTTGGGCTTCTGACCACTTATATTTACTACCATTTGAAAGATTGGATTCAAGAATGTTGATGTATCTTTGAGAGTCTTCTACTGAAAAAGTATTTCGGTAGATATTTAATCCAAGTCCTGGATTTTCTACCGTAATATTTTTATCAATTACTCTATTAACCCTATTTGATACTGTTTCAGATCTATCTTTAGTAAACCAAGGGTTTAAGTTTTCATCATAATCTAACATTTTTATCCTATCTTTATGTAGTGTGCCTAATAAAATTATACCACAGTAAACATCTAATATTTATAGATGGCTTAACTGTCAATTAGTTTAAAACTAATTTTAAAGCATTAGACCAGACTTAAAGGTTGGGAAGAACGGGAAGAACGGTGGGAAGAATGGCCCAAATGATGGTGGGAAGAACGGTGGGAAGAACGGTGGGAAGAATGGGAATGAAGGTGGGAAGAACGGGAAGAACGGTGGGAAGAACGGTGGGAAGAACGGGAAGAACGGGAAGAACGGTGGGAAGAATGGTGGAAAGAATGGGAAGAACGGTGGGAAGAATGGGGGAAAGAACGGAGACAATGTAGTAATAGATCCAGATGCGGCAGAGGCAATACTTGTTCCATTAGCATTAGTTGCTCTAACTGTATATGTCTGCGAAGTGCCAGCAGTATCATTAATAACAATTGGAGAGGTAGCACCTGTTCCAGATGTTCCATCAGATCCATTTACGGTAAAGCCAGTAATTGCGCTACCACCAGTTGCTGGTGCGGTAAAAGCAATTGAGTTTTGATTAACACCAGCAGTTGGGGTTGGTGCAGACATAGTTGCTGGAACTGTTGTTGCAGTAATACTATTTGATGCTGCTGATGCTGCTGATGTTCCTGCTGCGTTAGTTGCTGTTACTGTAAATGTATAAGCAGTAGCAGATTGTAAGCCTTCAACTGTAAGTGGTGAACTAGCACCAGTGGCTGTATATCCACCTGGGCTTGAAGTGGCTGTAAAAGATGTGGCTGCAGGAGAAAGTGCTGGTAAAGTAAAAGTAACCGTTGCTGAACCATTATTAAATGCTCTACCTGTGCCTACGTTAGTAGCGGTACCAATGGTTGGTGCAGATGGCTCTAAGAAGTCGTTAGATGCTTGGGACTTCTTACCTGCTTTTTTACCTGCTGCCATTTTGTATCTCCTAGTTTCTTATTGAATTTTTATTACGCTGTTAGATCGCCGTAGACAACCCAAGTGTTTTCTGCTCTCTTAAAGAGAGTTGCAGATGACCATTGAGTTCTTAACTTTAATCCTGGTGTTGCATTTACTGTAACTCCTGCTGCGCCTGCAATTGTAACCTGACCAGTTGATGTCTGAAGAATATCAAGGGATGTTCCAATTGGGAAGGCCACTGCTGAGTTTAGAGGAATAGTAATTGTTGTTGCTGACGCTTTTGCAACTTCAATTAAAGAATCTCTTTCAGTAAGTGCTGATAGTGTGTAAGAATCTGTCTTTGCAATGATTGGTGTGCGTGAAGGTACGCCCTCTTTTGCTTGTGTGCCATCTGTAAATACAATTCCTGCTGCTGGCAGAGTAACTGTACCTGTAAAGGTTGGTGAAGCAAGTGGTGCTTTTAGTCCAAGGTTAGTTGTAAGTGTTGTAGAGAAGTTTGCATCATTTCCAAGAGCAGTTGCAATTTCTCCAAGTGTATCAAGAGTTGATGTTGCGCTATTTACAAGGGCTGCAACTTCTGCACGAACAAACTCTGTAGTAGCAATTTGTGTTGTGTTAGTTGATGCTGCTGCGGTAGGGGCTGTAGGAGTACCAGTAAGGGCTGCTGAGGCTAACGGAGCATAAGTTGTTGCTGCTGTGGCAGAAGCAAGTTTGGCATCAAGTGCTGTCTGTGTAGCACTAGATACTGGCTTATTTGCATCTGAAGTATTGTCAACATTTCCAAGTCCTACATCTCCCTTTACAAGTCCTGCTGGTGTTGTAATTGTTTTGTTTGTTAAGGTCTGTGTTCCAGTTGTTGTGACAAGGATGCTTGTGTCTGCAATACCGTGAATATTTGTTGTATCTTCGCTATGTGTTGAAACCGCAGAAGTTGCAAAAGATTGTGCTGCAGTTTGAGCAGTTGATACATTTGTTGTTGTTGCAAGGGCTGCAGTGTCTGCAATACCGTGAACAGATGTTGTATCATCAGAGTGTGTTGAAACTGCTCCATCTGCATAAGTTTTTGTTGCTACTGTGCTACCAATTTCAATTGAGTTATTTCCTGAGTTCCAAGCAAGTCCTGTTCCAGCAAGGTCTGAATAATCTCCCGTAACTGAAGTGATTGCATCTGTAACATATGATTGAGTTGCAAGAAGTGATGTATCTGCAATTCCGTGAATACTTGTTGTATCGTTTTGATGGTTTGTTAGGTTTGTTGAAACTGTTGTAAAGAATGTTGCATCATCATTAATTGCCGCTGCAATTTCATTAAGAGTATTTAGTGCTGCGGGTGCTCCATCATTAAGGAGTGCTTCAAGGGCTGTTGTATTAGAAAAATAGGATAGAGCAGTCCAGTTTGAAGAACCGTTACCTATTTTAAACTTATTTGTGTCGGTCTCAAAACCGATTTCACCTGCTGCAAGTGTTGGGTTTGCTGCTGTCCATTGGGATGCAGTTCCTCTTCGCTGTTGCATTCTTGTTGCCATATTTTTATTTCTCCTTATGGGTGCTGCCCATTTACTATCTTATTATAACCCCTGTTTTTTTAATTGAAGTTGTCTACTGCACTACCGCCATCAAACACAACTGTCCACTCTGTTGTAGAGGGTCCACCTGCGTCTATACCCACACCTAGTGGGCTATTAAAACTTCCTGCTTCATAGAACTGGGATACTATAAAACCAGTTCCATCAATTGCAGTATCGTGAATGTGCTGTGGAAGTGTATTTGTATCATCAATAGTTGCTTGGGTATACCAAGTTCCATCGTAATAGAAATTAACTCTGTTTGTTAGAGTATCTAACCACTGTGATCCGTTTGTTGGTGAAGAAGGAGCAGTTGAAGATACAGTCATCCCTGCTAGAGAATCTACATATGCCTTAGTCGCTGCGTGAGAGTTTTCTGTAGGAGTTCCTACTACCACTGTCCCACCGAATGTACCGCCACTTGCTACGACTAGTCCATTCTTGACTTTAAAGTCTTTATTGACTGTTGCCATTTACTACTCCTTCTTCCAACTATTTTTATTTTTTATTATGCAAGCAATGTTCCAACAACAGTTACTGTTGAAGTATTATTTGCAGTTGTTACACGAAGTCTTACATCTGTTCCTGAAACATCTGCTGAAATCGTTGATGCTGATCCAGTAGTTGTTGAAACAATTCCATACTCTGTGATTGCAACGTTATCGTTAGCATCAAGTGTTAGAAGTACCTTTGAGATTTCTGTGTGATCTCCATAGGCAACCTTTACAAGATATTCTGCTGAACGATATGTAGCCTTTGCAAAAGAGTGTGCTGTCTGAACTCCTGCTGTTGGTGCTGATAGAGTTGCTGCAACCTGCTTAGCAACTGAGTTAATCGCAACTGATGTAAATGAACGATCTGTTCCATCTACCGCAGTACGAGCACGAGCATCTGTAAAGTAAAGGTTTGTACCTTCTGCAAGGTTAGTGGTTGTAGAATCTGCTACACCGTTTTCTGCGGTAATAGTAAGTCCTGAACCATTTCCTGTAATTGTAATGTTTGTAAGTGTTGCACCAGTCAAAAGACTTGCTGCTGAAGTCTTAGCACGAGCATCTGTAAAGTACTGTGCTGTTCCTTCTGCTACATCAGATGTTGTGAGTGCATCTGCGTATGCAATTGCTGCAGTCTGTGCTGCGTCGGCCTCTGCCTTGGCAAATGCTGTTGTAGCAATCTGAGTTGTGTTTGTATCTGCTGCTGCAGTAGGTGCTGTTGGTACACCAGTAAGATCTGGTGATGCAAGTGGAGCCTTAGCAGCAAGGTCTGTAGTTAAATTTGCAATCTTAGATTGATCAATTGCTGCTGATGCATTAATATCAGCATTAACAATTGTTCCATCAAGAATTTTTGCTGAAGTTACTGCTCCATCTGCTATATCTCCAGCAACAATTGTTCCATCTGCAATCATTCCAGAAGTAACTGTTCCTGAAGGAAGTGTTACTGTACCTGTAAATGTTGGAGACTCAAGGGGAGCCTTTAGCCCAATTGAAGTTGTAAGTGTTGTAGTAAAACTAGCATCATCATTAATTGCTGCTGCTAACTCATTAAGTGTATTAAGAAGTGCTGGGGCACCGTCTACAAGTGCTGCTACTGCTGCATCAGCGTATGCTGTTGTAGCAATTTGTGTGTTATTGGTTCCTGCTGCTGCCGTTGGAGCCAATGGTGTACCAGTTAGAGTTGGTGATGCCAAAGGTGCTTTAAGATCAATCTGACCTTGAATTGCTGAGGTTACTCCATCTACATAGTTAAGTTCAGTTGTAGTAGCAGTTACTCCATCAAGAAGGTTAAGTTCTGCTGCTGAAGCGGTTACGCCATCAAGAATATTAAGTTCTTCTGCAGTAGAAGTTACACCATCAAGGATGTTTAATTCTGCTGTTGTTGCTGTTACGCCATCGAGAATGTTTAACTCTGCTGCAGTAGAGGTAACTCCGTCAAGGATGTTAAGTTCTGCTGTAGATGATGTAATTCCATCAAGAACATTTAATTCTGTTGCAGTTGCTAAAAGAACTACATCTTCATTAATTTTTGGTGAAGTAAGTGTCTTGTTAGTAAGTGTTTGTGTGTTTGTTGTTCCAACTACCGCACCAGTTGCACCGTGTACTTCTGTAAGGTTTGCGTGTGTTGTAATATCTGAAGTAAGTGCTACTGTACCAGTTGCATCTGGAAGTGTGATTGTACGATCTGCTGTTGGATCAGTTACTTCAAGTGTTGTTTCAAAATCATTTGCTGTTGCGCCTTCAAATTGAATGTTTGATCCAAATACACCAACTGCTGCTGGGTTAGACCATTCAACGCCGTATGTAGCACCTGATGCTGCTGTAAGTACTTGACCGTTTGTGCCAACTCCTAAACGAGCAATAGCATCTGCGCCTGATGCAACAAGGATATCACCTTTTGCATCTACAATTCCGTCTGTAATAACATCGTGTCCGCCAACTGTTGCTGTTGAGCCTTCAACGATCAGTCCTTGCTTTATTTTAAAATCTTTATTTACTGTTGCCATTTTTTATATCTCCTTTTATTATGCCTTAAGTCCAATACGAGCATATCGTACTGTGACTGGCTTGATCGCAGAATCTGGAGTGACTGTAATAGCCACGGTATTTCCAGTGCGAGAGACATTAATGGTGCCAATATTCCCATCATTGTCGATAGTGCCATACTCACTAACAGATACATTTGTACCGTCAGCAAGAATTGTTAATTCGGTTGCGTAGAACTTGTTGTCCCCTGCTGAAGTCTTTGATATTGAAATAATATACTTCACCATACGCCAAACCGTAGCATCAAAACTATCAATAACAGTTAAGTTTTCTATTCCGTCAATTGTATTTTCATTGTTACCAGAAGAACCCAAATCTGTTGCTTGGGCTGCTGCGGTATCAATTAAATCTACATAGTCTGCTTGAGTAGGTCTATCTCCTGTTTGAAACAGGGCCTTGACGCTTGAAATTGATATTTTAGCCATATAGAGATTATATCATCCTTTTAATTATTTAATTATAGAATGTAGTTGCTGTAGCCAATAACCTGCAACCCAATACCTGGAGTATTACCCAAACCAATATCCTGAATCTGAATTGCTGAAAACTTAACCCTAAAAGGAAGTACTTCGGTTATAACTGTTTTTCTTGTAAATTCTTCTATTTGTACTTCTGGATAATTTACTGGAAAGATTCGTTTTGTTTTGTTTTGTAGATTATCAAGGATTATTGCTGTTGCCATTAGTCTGTTACATCTTCAAGAATCTTTAGGCTACCCTGAGCAACCGTCCAAACTCTTGTAGGATCTGACAATTGAATGTCAAAGATGTCTCCTGTTTGAAGTTGTACTGACTGTGCTGCTGTAAGCGAAACCGTAAACTCTCCAACAAGGTCATCTGAATCTGCAACGGGAGTTAAAGACAAAACAAGTGTTGCATCATCTGTAATAACTCCAGGTGTTGAATTAGGTCTTTTAATCTTCATAGCAATAGTCCATTGAGATCCAGAACCCTTTAAAACTAGCGGGACTTTTGCATCGTCTGTTACATAAACCTTAAAGCCAGAAGTATCTCCACGAACTACAGTCCAAACAACTGTAGGTGGTTTATTTCCAATATCGTATGATGTTTGAGATCCTCTTAAAGTTGCCATTTGTTTATTATATCACGACAAACCGTCTCTGAGTGCTCCCCAGGTACCGTTTCCTTTTGCCTCTACTATAACTATGCCATTTAGATTATTTGCATATGCACATATACCAACTGCTGCAGATCCTCCTGTTGGTCTAACATTTGTTAGTCCCCCAGATGTTCCAACATACAAAACCTCACCTGCAACAAAACTTGAAGTATTCAAACCTTCCATAACTCCAGCAACAACTACTACTCCATCAGATCCATTTGCTGTAGTATTTTTTAATAAACCTAATATTGGAGACGATGTAGATGGGAGTGCTTTTGCTATTGTGGTTTTTGTTGAATACCCTGTTGCATATACTGGCACTCCAGCATTTATTGAAGCCCCGCTATTATTTCTTACATTAATCTGAAAATATGATACGCCATATGCTGGTAGAATCGCATCAAGGGATTCTGCTAATTTTTTAAAATCTCCGTGTACGTTTACTGGTGATGTTTCCAGGGGATATGTAACTCCCGTGGTAGAATTAGCATATGTAGTCATAATAAAATAATTATACACCCAAATTTGACTTTTGAGCAAAAATCATGTTATACTAGTTAGTAACACCTACCAGGGTGTTATTGTTTTCTAAGGAGGAAACTATGATTAAATTTATCGAAAGAAACAAAGAGATCATTAGCACACTCAGTATCGTAGCATTAGTAACGGTTTTGTCTAACACTGCCAATGCTAATTCAGAT